ATATAAGCTTCACATATACTAAATAGTATAACATACTTACCATATGGTATAATATCTTATCTTCTTTCTTTTCTTATACTTATAATATATAAGCCCTGATTTCTAATAATTCTACTCACCATTTGGTATAATACTATTATTAGTATATCTTCTAATATTCCCATAACTCTATTATTCCTCACAACTTAATTTATTTAAAAACTATGGCATACTCATTGCTTACACCTATGCTGTCCGAAAGACAAAAGATGTTCTTTGATAGTGATAAGTAAACGCGAAGTATCTGATGCGTAAGTGATAAAATCGAAGATTAGATTCCTAGATTGATGCACGGCTAACACGATGAAGTATAACTTATCACTATCTGAGAACATCTTAAATAAATTAAGTTCTTTCACAAGATGAGATTGTAAGATCGAAACCAGGACGCTAAAGGCGTCCGTGGTCTGAGAGTAAGAAAAGCTAGATTACTGGCTATGCTGATTTTAAATGTTCCGTTATAAATGCCAAAGGCAGCATAGAGCTGTAATGGTTACGTAACCGTAAATCAAAGAAATGATCCAGTTAGGCATTGAGAGTTCAGAGAACATCTTATCTCATACTTACTCTCATTTAATTACGTAATTAAATTAAGGTTGAAAGGATTGACAAATGTGGGATCACCTTATATTCTGAAGAAAGACTACTTTCTTCTCACAAAGAAGCGTAAGAGAACTGTTACCAAGTTCTTCAAACTTTGGAAGATTAAACTAATGATTAGTTTTCCCATAGGAGTGAAATGAGGAAGATTGAAAACTTAATTGAATATCCATTGCCCGAAATGCTTTACAGTGATATTCATTGGTGGATGTGGGCTATTAAAGCATTCCCACGAATAAAGATTAGATATCGAATTATCAAGGCAACCAATTACAGAGATTAAACATCTTAGTTTCAGTTCTTTTAATACGAAACTGAAAACGAGTTTTCAGATTCTTAAATGGGAATAGAGATTATCTCATACTGTATAACATATTCCCATAAGCCTGTGCATTATAAGATGTAGGATCAAATCCAACACAGGCTATAGGTTCTAAAGTTCTTTAACAATTAGGAGATTAAAATGGAATATGACAAACAGTTCAACAATATGAAAGATATTAGAACGTGTCCAGGTTGTCACAAAGACTTTGATCGTTGGGAAATGGAAGAGATTTATGATGATCAAGGAATATATGCTGGACGATATTGCACAATGATATGTGCTGAAAAGAATAGTGGTCTTAATCTTCATAGGACGAATCAAGAGGCATATGATGCCGGTGATTGGTAATTAAATTAATTAAACAATCCCGAATGATAGGCATTTGAATAATGGTTCAATTCCATTACGGGATATAAGATTTGTAGTTCTTTGACAATTTAATTAGAATCTAATTGAGTCTAGGCTAGCTAGAAAGGTTTATTATGCTTATGAAGTCTAAAAGACAAAAGCAAATAGAAGCTAGAAACAGACGCATTAGAGATTTGTTTCACATTGAGAGACAAAATGCAAGTTACTTGTATTTGAATTTATGCTTAGAATCAGTAGCAGAAAGAAAGCTTCAATCTGCTAAGAGAGATATCCAAAATCTTAATCGTAAATTAGGATTATATCAAAATCACTTCTCTCCCACAAATCTAAACTTAAATGCAATACAAGATGGATTACCACTAACTTATTTTAGTTAAACAATTTAACAGCTATCCTAGATTAAATCAGATTCTAATTAAATTAAGTTTGACAAGCAACCTAAGATGGATTATATACATCTTAGTAGTTAGAAAAGGTAATCCGAAAGATTAACCCGTAAGCCTTGAATTGTTATGGAACGTTCAAGCTAAAATGTGATATTTGATAATTTAATAATCAGTCTTATTGAGCCAATCCCGTAGATTGGAGAATATTATGGGACAACCAAAAACACTAACAAAAACAAGATAAAGATTTAAAAGCGGGATTGGAGAATAAATATGATAGAACAAATATTTACTAGCCCAAATACAATAGTTGCTAGTATGACGCAACGTGATTTCTGCAAAGAGAATGTGAATTATGACCAGAGTTGGGGAATGATTGACGAATTCTATAATCCAGAATATGTTGAATGGTATATGAACAAATGGGAACAAGGTTATACGTTTTCAAATGTTCGGTCATCAAACACAGAATTCCAACATAGAATCATTGTGACTTTGGCGAAAGATTAATCTTTAACGCGGGATTGGTTGAATTAGACTGATTAGGAATTAAATAAATTAAAACTCCACTAGTTATTAGTTGAAGAGATTTTAATTTATTTAATTCCGTTTTAAATTATTTAAATTGATTGAAAACTGAATAGCTCAATACGTAAGCTGAGATGCTTTTAGAATGCCTAATCTATTAAATGCACGTAGTTAAATAAGTTAACACGGTTGCATCACAATGGGAGATAAAGCAGCGTATTGACTGCCTGATGTAGCTAAGGGAGATAAGCTGTGATGTGTGATAAGCAGCAAAGTTATAGCTTCTAACGCGTTTAAGAATTTAAAGCAGCATACATTTTAGCTGACTAACAACAGTGAAAGCATAGTAAGTTAAGATCGTTAGGCTATGTTGGCTAGTAACCTGAATGTATGTTGCTTCAAGTTCTTAAATAAATTAAAAGAGAAAAGTAAAGGCGGATACTATAATCCCTATTCTGTTTAAATAAATCAAACACGCCAGAAAGCTGTTAGTGTTAGAATGCAGAAAGATGATGATAAACCTGGGAAGGAACAGAAGAGAGGATTTTGTTTCTTCCTCCAAATATTTGGATTCTGTACCTTAGTGATTATTCCATTTGCATATATGTATGATGCTATTTGGTTTTCAGATATACTCATATGGTATATGGAATGGTTGGGAGATAAATAAATGACAGTAAAAGAAATTAGAGCATTTGACAGATTGATTTATCAAACAGATACTTGCAGAATATTTCATTGCAATTCTAATGAACAGAGATTAGTTGTAATGGATACAACGAGAGACAATTGTTTGCAATGGCATTGCATAGTTGATATGCACCCTCAGAAATATGATTACTTTCTGATTTACTTTCTGATTTACTTTCTTTAAATAAATTAAAACCCATAGGAGATAATTAAATGTATAGAATAATCGGAAATTCTCAAAGAGTTAATATTTGTCAAGATGTCGATTTAGATACATTATGTAGAATGGCAGAAAATTTATTTTGTAGAAGTGTTGCAAGTTACCAGACTTGGTATGAATTATTTGTATCTCCTGATGATGGAGAAATGTGGAATTTTCTAAATCAAAAAAGAAACTACTCCATTGTAGTAGTATATACTGACGAACTTTAATTAAATTAAAAGTATGAAAAGTAGAAGAGAGAGGATACTTGAGAAGAAAGAACGTAAGGAAATGAAGAGAGATTTTAGAAGAGCAGAAAGGATAATTGAAGCTTGGAAAAAGAGGAAAAAAGGTAGAAAATAGAGGAAATGTACTTGACATAGGGCGTATCAAAATGACACATTTATGATGAAATTTATATAGCACTACGTCGCCTATTCTTCCCACTTGACAAAGCCAGCCAGAAGCATTACAATGCATTTATGAGCCTAGTTATGGAGGCTATTGGAAAGGCTTTTGGCTATGAAAAAACGTAAAAATAACTATAATTTACTTAAAAGATTTCGAGATGAGGATAACTGTTTTTGGTGTGGACGTTATGTATTTGAGAGTGTTTTATCTAAGAAAGGTTTAATTTCATTATCGAAACACGTAGATCACAAAATGCCGTTTGTTTATACACAATGCGATAAAATAGATAATTTAGTTGTAAGTTGTAGCTTGTGTAATTTATTTAAAAATGGAAAAGTTTTTGATGGTGAAGAAGATGTCAGATATTATTTATCAAAAAAGTGGAGAGAAAAAACTTACGAAATGTTTGATGTGCGAGAAAGAGTTTAACCAAAAAACTCATTGGCAAAAATATTGCGGCATTGTATGTCGTAATGCTTATTGGAATCAAAAAATTACACACATTATTTGTCCACATTGCAATCTAAAAATTGATGTTAAAAAAATTAAGGAACAAACTAAATGAAAAAACTTCTCCTACTAGCAGCCTGTTTAAGTGGATGTAGTTACTCCAATATTCAGTCAAATATGAGCGTATCAAAATTAGAGCAATACCGATATGATACACTTAAAACAATTAGAAACCATATAGATAAGCATAATGATGCTAACTGTATTTTAAATAAATTATACCCTATCATTGAGACAATGGATTTAAGATTGCGTATTCCATATGGATTTACTAGCATTAGTGCATATGCCGAAGGAGATGTAATCTACATCAATCAAGGAATAAAAAGATCAAAAGATAGTTTAACTATTACTCTAATACACGAAGCATTACATAAATATGGTGAATGTCTTAATGATAGGTTTAAATCTGATAAGCCAGTTTGCCATTTGTTTGGTAGAGCTGTCTATGATTCAATAGATTTAAGTAAATATATTGAGGATCATTTGAGGGAGTATTAAATAAATGAAGATTGAATTAGCAGCTAAAATAGGTGATGAAATGCCTAACCTATTATACCAATCACACGAATTAGGCAACCATATCAAAGCACTAAACAGTACGCCTTGTAGTATTTGTAGATCAATGCACGATATGGGAAATGACGAATATAAGAGAGATCATTTCCACGTATCATCAGACATTGGTGGATGTGCAAAGAAAACATTTAAGATAATGACTATAGGTAAGAAGAGTGGATTGAGTGGAGTTAATTTTCTTAATGATGGTCATATCCACGAAGAAGCTATATTAAAAAATATTCAACGTGGTTTGCCTGATGGTTATCAACTTAAGGTATCTGCTAATACACAGGAAGGAGAGTATAACGCTGATAGGTTTGGTGGATATAAATTAATAGGACATACAGATGCTTTGATTACTACACCATATGGTGTATATGGTGTTGAGTGTAAGGCAGTTAAGCAAGCAATGTTTGATAAGATAAGAAAAGAAAGTGAGATTTCAGACGAATGGTATGGACAAGCACAAGGATATATGTTATTGTGGAATCTTGAGAGATGGTATTTTATAGTTAAACACAGAGAGACCAGTAAAATACTTATGCCTATTAGAGTAGACATTGATCCTGGTTTTATAGTCCAGAAGTTAAATAAGTTAAAAGATATATACGAAAGAATTATGAGTGGAGGTAAGCAACCTAATAGGGATCATAGCAATCCAAAGGATTATGAATGTCAATGGTGCCCATTCGGAGATAATGTTGGTGATCGTAGTTGTTGGAAAGATAAAGAAGTTATTGACATAGGATTTTAATATGGCTAGAAGTAAAGCAAAACAAGGTGCTGATTTTGAAAGATCAATTTTAAATAAATTAAGGGATCAAGGGTATGATGGTATGCGTAGCGCTGGTAGTCACGGTGTTGCTGATCTTTTAGTGTGGATAAAGCTATCACCAAACGAACAACCAGCATTCTATATGATACAGTGTAAACATAGTCTAACTAGAGATGCTAACTTTAAGGCTTTGTTTGCTGAGGAGAATGTAATAAAGTTAGCTGCTATGCCTGAACATTTTGTAAAGGTATTAGTGATCAAACAACCACGAAGCATAAGGAATATACAACTTGTATTTGATGGTACAAGTTGGAAGCTAAGAAACATCTTTGATATTTAAATAAATTAAATTCCGTAAAAAACTAAATAGGAGATACGAAATAATATGAACCAAGAATTTGCAAACCGTACACTTGAAACTAGAAATCCACAAGAATTACTGATCGTTACATCGGCACACCTTGATAAGTTTCCTGAACATAGGGGATTGCTTGCCAAATATTATGACAAGCGTGGAGATAGAGGGCTTGATCCTGATTTCGTTGAGTCAGTTAAAGCTTTTGGTGCCATTCATACACCTGTCTTTATAACTCACGTTGAAGAATTGCAGAAGGATGTTGTAGTGGCTGGACGTAGGAGAGTACGTGCTGCTATTGCTGCTGGATTTGAGGAAGTTCCTGTTATCGTCCATAGCAATGAAGCTAAACTTAATGTTGCTTTGGAATTGACAGAGAATTTTAATAGGTCTGAGAATACAGCAGTTGAATCTGCATACGGTATTCGTAAAGCTTTGGCTACTGGTATGAACCAAGAGGAAGTTGCTACAATGTGCGGTATCACTGGCGCTGCCGTTAGTCATATCCTTAGTCTTGGTGATATGCCTAAGATTGTACACGAATACATTAAGAAAGGTAAGCTTACGGAAAGTGCTGCGCTTACTATTAAGAAAGCTGTTGGTAAGCCTGCTGCTAAGGCCACTGGCCTTACTGCTACCTACGATGAGAAGGAAGTTAAAGCTTTCTTGGAAGGATTGGATGAACAAGTAAGACTTGCTGGCGGTACTAAGATCAAAGGCAAGGACGCTAGGGCTGCTAGGAATGGGACGCCTAGTCCTTCTGATGCTTTCAACAAGAAAGATTGGAAAGCCTTGACAAGTGATAGCAATGTTCCTAATCCGTATGTTGCTCTTATCTCATTCTTCATTGGTGATATTTCTTTGAGTCAGGCTAGACAGCAAGGTGCTGGACATTTGGACTGGTTGGTTAAACCAGTCCATCAGCCTAAGCCTAAGAAGGTTAAAGAGCCGAAGGTTAAGGGAGAAGGCAAAGCTAAGAAGTCAAAGAAAGAAACTGTTGTTGAAGTCACACCCGAACAGAGTAAGTCAGCTTTGAAAGATTTGTTTGGGACTAATTAATTAAATTAATATTGCAAGTAACAGTTTTTAACAGTGTCAAGATGGGCTGTTACTTGTAATGAAGGGAGTATATATTGATCTGTGTCAGGCAGAACTTATATACTCCCTTTTATTTTAGGCAACCTATCATTAGTTATTTACATCTAAATAAATGTAGTTAAATAAATTAAACAACATAGGAGAATCCCTCAATGCCCGACTTTGAACCATACCAAATAGCTTATGCCGAACGCCACGAAATTCCTACCCATTTGATACTAGAGTATGAGAAGTTAGAACTTGCAGCTATGCTTGAACATATGATCAAGACACACGTACTATCGGTATCAGATGCTAGACGTAGGTTTGTAAATAACTACCCAGATTCAAATAGATTACCGGTAGGTAGAACAATAATTGATGAGCACAATGAATATGTTAATGATGAACAATATATTATGACATCAGTCTTATGGTTGATCCAACCATTTAATGATTCAATATGGGATATACCACAATTATGAAATATATACTAAGTAGAAAAGAATGGGAAGAGATACAAAAATTAGTTGATAAGATTAATGTCAATGTAGATTGTATGTATGTAAAATCCTGTCATATGAATAGAACAGGAAATATTAAATATGATTCATTTGTAAAGGAAGTTAAAGAACTAATAGAAGAAGCACAAGAGAGTTTAAATAAATTAAAGGAGATTATAGTATGACTAGAGAAACAGTAATTGAATTGATGCGCAGTAGTAAGTCAGAAGAAGATTTGAGGCAATAATACAATCTGGTTTGTGCGCTGAAGTTACAGATAGATTCGGAAAGAATGATAAGATACATATACAAAATATAAACTTGACTTAATTAATTTAATGTGGTATAATAATCGGTATCGAAGGAGATATTATGCTAACTAAAGATGAAGCCAAACAAATATTAACTGAGAAAGAATACGTAGGCTGGCTGGAAATGCAGCTAGTTGAATATATGCTTGGGTATGACAAGCAAGAAAAGGAGATAGAGTTTTTAATTAAAAAGAATATGCAGCTAGAGGGACAAGAGTTTGCAACTACTCTTGCATTGCTTAGAAATCCATTAAGGATTAAAGAAGTGTCCGCGTAAGTATTAGTAGTACTTACGCGGAATTGTTTTCTAACATTGTCTTTTCCTTCCTATAGGGGGTAGTAATGGGTGATCAACTTGACAGAATTATCTCACATTCTGAATCACTTGTCAATAAGAAAAATGAATACCTTGAAGAAACCTACGCTAAAACTAACTGGACTAAAATCGAACAGTTAGAAAAAGAACCACATCTTAATCGTATCCTACTTGAATCACTTCCAGAAGCAATGGTTAATAATGCTTATATGGATTTAGTAAAGGGGGTGGAGTTAAATAAATTAACTGATCCCTTTCGTATGCAGGAGAATAAAGAAACTAAATCCAATACAGCGCGAAGTCTTGCGAAAACGATTGAGCGTTATGCAAGACAGCATACCATCATTCAATCCTATTGTACTTGAATGGGAGAGCTACTGTGCTTTGGCAGATATGCCTGCACCTAATAGAAGACAGCCTAACAAGTACACAGGTAGAAGAACTAGACAACTTTGGGAAAGGGTAGACACAAGTCTACCCATTCTTATTGGCAACCATACATTCTATGTTCGCATCTTAGATCATAAGATTAAAGGATTATGTTTGGACATACGAAAGTTTGAACATAGAACAGATGGAGTACGTGAATGGTATGATCCAACTGAAGAAGGATTAACACTGCCAATATCATCTTGGATTAAATTACTCGACCCTGTTTTTAAACTCATAAAGAAATGGAGAGATAGATGAAATCAGATAATTTAATTGAAAGCGTTTACGGTATTAGATCAGTTACTATATTAATTATATTAATATTTGTTAGCTCTTGGTTATCTTGTGGCACACCTGATATACTTGATGCAGTACGAACCAGGATAGAAAGAAAGGAAAAGTAATGGTAGATTTTAAAAGAATGTTTTGGGAGAAAAGAATAGAATGGCTTAAAACAAAACAAGTGGTGATAATTGATCATCATATGTATGTTGTTGGTGTTAACAAAGAACCATCTAAGTTCTGTGGATTTGGTGGTAGGTGGTTTAGATGGAAGCTGTTAGGCTTTCCTGATAAGACATTTGAAAGCTGTGATATGTGGCACAGTGGTATTATACCAGAGGAGTTTAGAGATAGGTTGAAAGATAATGCAGAGTGGGTAGACAATAAGGTATGGGTTAAGGTCGGTGATGTTGAATGCTTAGCTGATGTTGTTTAATTTATTTAAAGGAAAAAGTAAATGCAAATAGTTGTTAACAAAGTAGAGAATGGTTATATATGTACATTGAATGGTAAGCTGTACGTATGTAAAAATCTAACGGAAGTTACAGCATTCTTTATTAAACAGTTTAATGATTCAATAGAAACTGGATTACTACAAAGACTAATATGCCTGAATCCCTCATATGAATCTGACACAAGCAATAGCGAGTAGGTTTAATGTGACAATCAATGGTTATCTACCTGAGTGGGTAACCATTGCTTGTCCAATTCATAACGATAACAATGCATCAGCAGGATTAAACTTTGAAAATCAAATGTTTAACTGCCTTGCTGGTTGTGGCGCATTACACTTTACAGTACTAGCTGAAAGACTAGGTGTTATTTATAATGGATTTAAGATTGAGAAAACAGACTGGTTAAATAAATTAATTGATAATACAACACCCATTAAACCAAGACCATTGAAAATACAAGCACAACAATATGCTGACTTCTTAATCTCTAAGAAGTTGAAACCAGAAACAATAGAAGAGTTAGGGGGTTACTATGTTAATGACATAACTCATCCTGACTATGGGCATTTGGTAATTGAATATGAAAAAGGGAAAACTTTTAGACGTAGGATCATTGATGGAGATGGAAGGCCGCACAGAAATACTAAAGGTGAGGAACGTGGATTTCTTAAAGCTGGAATATACAAACTCGATACCGTCATCCTATGTGAAGGATTTACAGACTATGCTACCCTCTATCAAATCGGATTTAGGAATATTGCGGGCACACTTGGAGTACAGCTTGAACCAAAACAATTATACTGTCTGTATGGGAAAGTCGTGTTTGTGTTGTTCGATGTTGACTATGCAGGGCATATGGGCACAAAGAAAGCAATCGAAATTCTTAAAGAGTTTAAAGCAACTGTTGTTCCATTAAAGATTCCTGAGAGATTTAGAAATGGGGAAGAGAACAAGATTGATATTAACTCTGCTTATTGTTACGATAGTGTTGGATTCACTAATTGGTTACAGGAATCCATCTCTAGGTATGCTACATATGATGTTAACTATATGGCTAATACCTTCCTTCAAAACAACAGGACAGTTAAGTATGTTGCTACTGGCATACCTAGTCTTGATTCTGCTCTTAATGGTGGATTTGCTACAGGTATGCACGCTATAGCTGGTATGCCAGAAGCAGGTAAGAGTACATTAAAAACATACTTCATTGATACGTTTGTTAGTCAAGATCAAAAGGTATTGTCAGTTGATTACGAATTAACTAAGGAACAGAATTGGGCAAGGTTTGCAAGTAGAACATCTAAGCATAGTTGGGTAGATATTGAAAAGGATCATTCAATTATTGAGGCTGAAACAGTTGATCGTTTAAATTATTTAAGTAGCAGAGTTAAAGTAGAAACTGATTGGACAATAGAACAGATCAAGGTCGCATCTAAGAACTTTGATATTATAATAGTAGACTACATACAACGTATGCCGTATGAAGGTGATGATGAGAGAGCAGGCATTAAGTATAATGCTAGACAACTAGGTAATTTATGTAGAGAAGATGGAAAGATAGTCATACTCATATCATCCATACCACGTAGTATGTATGAGAAATCAGGTAAGGCAGTATTCAAAGAGTCAGGAGATATTGAATACATTATCCAATCAGGATATATTATCTCAAAGATTATGCCTGATGTGATGGAAGTTGAAATGATTAAGAATACACGAGGGCCAAGTAAAACTTTCCATCTCAATACAGATTATGCGCATCAAATAGTTAGAGAACAAATGAAACCAGAATTGAGAGGTATGTTAGGATGAGAAAAAGAGATTGTGAATATCAAAGTAATTATAAATCAAGTAGGAGTGCAAAGATTGAATGGCTACTTAAACATCAAAACTTATGGGAAGGATGGCCTAATGCTAAACTTGGACACGATACTAGATATAAATCTATTGTAGATAAAATGAAAGAAGAAGGATTAGTTAGTAGAAATACTTACTATCCTGACTTGGGATTAAATAATTTAATATGGGAAGCTAGAAAGGTTAGAAGGGAAAAACAAAATGAGTATAAAATATAGTGAATGGGATTATGACGGGTATGACTTAATAGATAATTTACCAACAGAGAAAATAAATTGTGATATTAGTCCTGCTGAATATAGGTGGATAGAAACAAAAGGTTATATGATTACAGGTATTGGCGCAGAGATATTCGGATTCAAACACGGTATTATGTGTATGAATTGTTATAGTATGGTATACTATGATAAGTGTCCTAACGATCAATGCTATAACTTTTACCACTATATAAATGCTAAGCATTGTAGCTTTATGAAAGATATGAAATGGCAGAGATTAGATGAACTAGGTATTACAAAGGAGAGGGATTAATGGGTAGAGGATCTACATATAAGAATGTTATCAGTGTTCTTGCATTAGATGCACTAAACAATTATATTAATTCAGAGAACAATCCTGAAGAGAATGATTTTAGAAGGTGGTTGAAACCTAAGAAGTTATATTATTTAAACAGAATAACAGCTTCAGTTCTTAAAAAGAAACCTATGGAAAAGACACAAGCTATAGGTTATATTGCAATTGAAATCTATAAGATAATGGAGAAAGATTATGATGTCTTGCAACCAGGACAAGAATGAATTGCAAGGATGTAGAACAACAATCATTGCTAGTGTTATTACTGTGATAGCGGTAGCTATTTTAATTTATTTAATGGTGAAATTATGAACCATCCAAAGAGAAACAAACAAATGATATTGGGAATAGTGACGATGTTGTATGATTTAATTGAAGCTGAAGAACAAAGACAACCCACAGTATTAGAATATACTGTGGCTTTAAATCATTGGTATTATTTTCAAAAGACTCCAACAATAGAAAACATTAGGTATGGAGCATCTAAGATGGAAATAGTTTATGAAAAAAACAAACAAGAATATTAGACAGCAAGCTCTTGATATTTTTCAGCCTCTAGAAAAATTTCCTGATGGTTATCATAACTATATGGTTGATCATACCACACTTAAAGGTAGAATATTTGGTATGGATACAGAGACGGAAGGGTTATCACCTTATATTAAATCCTCTAGGATTATATCTGTTGGCGTATCTCCTACTGAGAAGGTTGCTTATTCTTTATACCTTCTTGATCCAGAACATAGTATAACTAAGTTTGGTAATGAGATAAAGTTTGGTGATAGCTTCCAAAGATTTATCAATCTTCTCAATGATCCTAATGCTATTCTAGTTGGACATAATATTAAGTATGACGCTAATTGGATAGCAGTTGAGCTAGGCATTACAATCAAGTGTATGCTATTTGATACTATGTTTGCACAATACTTATTAGATGAGAACATAGAATCCAACAGTTTAAATTATTTAACTGGGATGTTTGCTGATCTGAAAGGATATAAAGATAGCGTTAATAGAAGTGATCTTGGTAGGATGAGTAAGTCAGACTTGCTGTTATATCAATGTAAAGATGCTGACGCATCACGAAGGTTGTATGATTACTTTGTTCCTAAACTTAGAGATGGTGGATACGATAAACTAATGACTACTGCTAGTATGGTGTTACCTATACTTAGTAAGATGGAAGTAAGAGGAGTACTAATAGATGTTGAGTATGCAAACAAAACAAAAGATAGGCTATTTAAAGAACTTGTTGCTAGTAGGTATACGATGTCTGAAATTTCTTCAAGTACTTTTAATCCTGATAGTAATCAATCGCTTGGTGGAATACTTTATAAAACATTGGGATTTACTCCTACAAAATTCACTCCAACTGGAAACCCATCTACAGATAGCGAAGCAATTGGATATTTGGTTGACCAAGCAGTTTCAGAAAAACAAAATAAGTTCCTTGATGAAATACTACGATACAAAAAGAAAGTCAAACTCATTACTACGTACTACGAACCAATCACACAGTGGGTAGAATTTGACGGTAGGAGGCATACTAATTATTCTCTAGGTAAATTTAGAAATGAAGAAGGATTTGGGGGTACTGTTACAGGTAGACTATCATCTGATATGCAACAGATACCAAGAGACAAAGAAGTAAAGGGAATGTTTATACCTACTCCTGGTTATACATTTTTAGATGGTGATTTCTCACAATTAGAATTAAGAGTAGCTGCATTCTTATCACAAGAACCTGTAATGATGGAAGCATTTAATAATGGATTAGATATACACTCCGCTGTTATGTCTGACTTGACTGGTATGCCGTATGATGAGATACAAGCAGGAAAGGATACAGATGCTAAAATCAAGAACAATCGTGTTGCAATCAAGCGTGTTAATTTCGGAATACTATATGGGGTTCAAGCTAGAAGGCTACAAAGGCTTCTTAGGATTGAGCTTGGAATTACTCAAGAATTGGAGTACTGTCAAACAATCATTCGGCAATGGCTTAATAGATACAAGAAAATTTCCTCTTGGATTGAAAGCCAAAAGATACAAGCTGCCTCTTATAAATTCGTTACTATGCCTCTTGGTCAAAGGCGCAGGTTACCGGAGGCTAGTCTTGAGCATACTAAAGAAGCAGCACACGCATTAGCACAAGCTACTAATTTTCCTGTACAGTCATTAGCTAGTTGGATATGCTTAATAGGTTTGATAATACTAGATAACTATTGGGAAGTACAGAAACAGTGGATGGATGCACACACTATAATGCAAGTACACGATAGCGTAACGTCAGAAATTAAATTAATTGAATCTCCATACAACCTAATGACAATGGAAAGCATCAAAGCAGAAGTGAAAGCGATTATGGAAACAGAGACTTTAAATTATTTAAAAGAAGTCTTTGGAGTCAACTTTAATGTTCCATTAGTATTCGATACTAAGATTTCAGAGCGATGGAGTTAATCAATGAAAGAAGTAGAAGAGCACTACGAACAAACAAAACAAGTATGGTCTATAGTTAGACATAAAGATAATGTTGATTTAGATATAATTACATTACAAATATTTGAAGCTAATACTGATGAAATATTACTTGATATGTCTTGGAATGCAAAAGACTTCTTTAAACAAATGGTAGATTTACAATATGAATATGGTAAGTAAGAATAACCACAGAAGAACCTACGATACTTGGTATGATATGATGCGTAGATGCTATCAAGAACACCGAGTAAACTATAAAAGATATGGAGGCAAAGGGATTAAGGTATGTGATAGATGGCATTCGTTTAACTTATTTAAAGAAGATATGGGATACAAACCACCTAACACAGCGTTAGGTAGGAAAGATCACAATAAAAACTATTGTAAAGAAAACTGTATGTGGACTAAAAAGAAAGGTAGAGGAAAATAGAATGAAGAAAACGCCAGCAAATGAGTTTTTGATTTATGTCATATACTTGCTACTTGCGGCCTTTGTGCTTATGGCCACACTTAAATTATTTAAAGTGATTTAGAAAGGTGGTTGTATGCACTCCTCCAGAAACAAACAACCACCACACTGGAACGGTAGGGGTAAGTTATTGCTTGTGTTATTTATTATAATAGATGTTTTAATTATTTTATATTGGATTGTTAAAGGAGAAATGGAATGAATCAAATAATCTTTAAAAGAAAAGATAAAATTGAAATGATTATACAAAAAGATTTAATTGGAGTAGGGCCAGATTATGTTATATTTGAAATGACTGATGAACAAACAATGCAACTGGGTAAACTTGCAATGGATATTGCAAACAGTACAGAAATTAAAGAGCTTAGTTTGAAATTGGAGAATTAGAACTATGAAGGAACTGATTAGAATCTATATGGATGATGATAACAAGCTACGCTGTGATTGTGCATATGGTGTTACTGACTATCAAGCCATAGGATTACTTGAAGCATTCAAACATAACTTTATGTACAAGTTTACTAAGGGTGCTAAGTATGAAAAACATTTTAATATTGGAAAGGAGTTTGATCCAGATTTAGAAGAAGAACAACCAATGTAATTAAATAAATTAAGGACAAATATGACAGTTAAAGAATTTATTCAGAGTTTACAGAAAGCAGACAAACAATGTGAAGATGATATTTTTGAATATGATCTTGTAATTGAAATCAATCCACACGTAAAACAAGAAATTACAGAAATAATTACTGACGTTTATCGTAAACAAATAATTTTGAAATAGGAGATTAAATAAAATGGATAACTTGAATTGGGGAAAGATTGAACAGATTGCACAGAATAACCTTACTACTAATGCTAGTGGTGAGAAGAAGTTTGAACGTAGCATTTTTGCTAAGTTCCCTGCTGGTATGCATAAGCTTCGTATTATACCTGTTGGTAATAGATTGGAAGGTTTGCCATTTGTGGAACTTGGGCAGCATAGTTTTAGATTGCCTGATGATAAAGGAGTTCTTAGAACACAGTTTGTTATGTGTTGGGAATTTCTGATGAATAACCTTAAAGGATTTGAAACTGTTGAGGAAAAGAGAACAAAATCAATGCTGTCCTATCTTGTAACACCTAAAGCTGATGGAACAAAGAAGCTGGATGAAGCTAATCAAAGTTTGTACGAACAATATGGATGTCCTGTTTGCAAAGCTTTTGTTGATATGGAGAGATATGGTGTAGATAAAAATGTTCGTAATGGATTCTTTGTTAAGCAGCAATGGATATGGAATGTCTTGTGGAAACATAACGGCTTTAGTGGAGATAATAAAATCTATGTATGGGGTGTTAGTAAGAAACATTTCAACCACATTATCAATGTACTTACTCAAGATAAAAAGGGTGGGATTAATACACTTGATATTAATAATGGATTTGATCATAGCTGGAATGCTAGTGGTGGAAATGATTTTAGTAGGAGATATGATGCACCTATGTTTGATCGTGTGCCTTCTCCTCTGCATATCACTCCTGATCAAATACCTTTTGATCTTGTTGAAATAGCTAGCAATAGCTTCAAGCCATATCAGGAAGTAGTTAATTTACTTAAACGTAGTGCTAGTGAATTGTTGCAGAGCATTGGACATACAATACAAGGTGATCAAGCATTGTCTGTTCCTATGGCATATCAGAATCCTAGTGCAATGCCGGTGCCGCCAACACCACAGGTTGCACCACCTACACCATTTCCACAGCAACACAATGTTGTCCAGTTTCCACAAGGTGTAATGCCTACTGCTGGTTGGAAACCACCAGCACCACAAGGTAGTCAAACAATACCTGCGATATTCATTCCACATCAAGTTGCACAACAGCCTAATATGCAAATTCCTATGCAGGTTCCACAACAAGAAGAAAGAAAAGACTTAGGTGGTGGCTTCTATCAGATTGGTGCTACTGTCTATAAGCCAGATGGTAGTATTGCTTTTTAATAGGGCATCAATCCTACCTTGAGAAGTTCAGAGAACGTAAAGAGGAAAGACGTTTAATTTATTTAAAATATGGATTTACGAACTATCGCTTTACGTTCTCTGATTGGTTGATGCCTGAAAGGAGATATGAAATAAAATGAGTGACAAGATTGAAAGCTATTTATTTATTGGTGGTTGTATGGATGGAGAATGGGTAAATGTTCCTGAATCTGCAAGAAGATGGAATGTACTAGTTCTAGGTTTTATACCACTAGGATACCATAAAGATGTTCCAGAAGATTTTGGATTTAATGAAAGATATGATCAAGAGTATTATAAATTTCGTTTAATTGATAGAGGGCCAGATAAAGTTATCTATGTATTTGTTTGTAAAACAAATCCAACAAGTAACTACACTGATATGCAATGGGATATTATGTGCAAGCTAGTTAATAACTATAAGGTGATTAAATAAATATGAGCTACTATAGAGATTTAAATGAGAATGAGAAAATCATTCATTGGCTTGAAACAATAATAGGTAGATTGGATATTATGAATGAAAATCTAATATCTATTTTGAAATATCAACAACAAGGATTATCAGTTGTCAAAGGAACTACAACAGTTAAAGCATATGATGGCAGTGAGTTTGAGATAAGCGAATGTATGGAAGATAATGAGGGATGTGTACATCATATTCATTTCTGTAAAGGAGAATGTAATTTATGATTTGGGAAAGAAAAACAATGATGGAGATTGCCATTGAATTACATATGCACAATATGGGATCAAATCCTGATTTGTCTGAGGAAGATTATCAGAGTGGTTTAAATAATTTAAAAAAGAGATTAGCAAAATGGAAACCAACAGACATACACGGTAATCCTGATTTTGATTTAGCTTGTAAGAAAGTGGTTGAAGTTACAATACTTGAGTGTGAGCTGATGCCTTTCAAAAGAGGAGATAAATAATGCCAAGTGAAGAAGAAAGAACTAAACCATATGCAGTACGGGAAGAAGCTTTTGATGAATTACAAAGTAAATTGATTGAAAAAGTTAAGAAGATGCAAAGAGAAAACCATATCATACTACTAACTGAATTTGTTGAATACCTGGATAATCAACGGGGTAATAGAACCGTGCTATATGGTCAACAAGGGAAAAATAACGCACTTAAATCTATCGAAAGATTTTTAAATGAAAGGAATAAATAATGAATAGCGAAGTTTCAATTAATGGAAAAGAGATTACTGAGTTTGTAAAGAATACAGATTACTTTGAAATGAGCGATGGTGTGTTCTGGACTATTAATGCTTTGATGAGGAAGTATGATATTGGACATTCAACAGTATACAATAAAGCTAGAGATTTTAAAATACCTGGAATGAAAATATTGGGTACTCAATGCTATAAAGAAAGTGATAAGTTTAATAAAATTAAAAGCAATGCTGGTAATACTGAAAGCCTTAAAGGTTATCAGATTACCACATATGCTGAATTACATAGGAAGATTGAAGAACTTATTGCCACAGTAAAATCAGCAACAGTTCCAGAAATGTATATATCAGAAGATGTTAAAAACCTATCTCTTCTGATGAGAAATCAAGAAGAAAGATTATTTGTGCTTAAGGATATAGTGTTAAACATCAAAGAATCTGTTGATAACATTCTAGATGAGATGACAAAGGAGAAGAAAGATGACTGAGAAAGATTTTAGTTTAACATTCTTAGAACTAAGAAAAGCTAATGTTACCAGATGTGAAGATGTTTTCCATTCTCTTAACAGTTGGTCTGTTAATGATTGGTCTACTGCAACAGCAGGAGAGATTGGAGAAGCAGTTGAAGTATTTGGTAAACTAATTCAGTTCCTAAATACAGCAAAGAAGATTCGTAGATCAGAACAAGGAACATTTAACAATGAAACATTAGAACATCTTCTTAATCAACTAAGTAATGAAATTGCTGATATAGTTATATATGCTGATTTACTTGCAGCTAGATTAAACATAGATTTAGCTAAAGCAGTAATAGAAAAATTCAACGAAGTATCAGAGAAGAGAGGATCACAAATAAAACTATGAGTAAATATATTTCAGAATATCGCTTTACTAAAGAAGGTGGAATGTTTGCATTGAATGAAATCAGTGCTATGTGGATTAGTCCTTACAAAGATAGGACAGAATCTTATTGCTACAACATTCAATTGAAAGGTGGTGATTATAGGATTATGGTAACTAAAGAAGAGTATAATCAAATACTAGATTCTATGATTATAAGAGACGCACAGATTAAAGTTCTTGTAGAAGGTTATGAGGTAAAAGAAGATGACTGAGAAAGATTTTCTAGATAACTTTATAGATTTCTGTATGAGAAATGGTTATGGAAGTTCTTACGATCAAAGAGAAATTATTGATAAGTTTCTTGAAATATTCCATAAAGAATATTATGAAGTTGAGTTTGTTAAGATTGAAGATGAACCACACATTATCACTAGATAAGAGATGTTACAAATGGAGGTTAAGAGGATTTCACCTATTGAATTTACAGCAGAAAAAGCGGAAATAATGTTAGACAAATACAAAGAAATGATGGAGAAGTTTAAATAAATTAAAAGGCTAGAGGCGTGTACTCTAGCCTTTATTATTATGGTTTATATTTCTCTACTGTTGTAACATCTAACTTAGTTTCCATTCTTTCAACCCTTCTATGAAGTGCTAACATAACTTCTCTAAAACCAATCATCTCACCTTCTATCTTACCAAACCTATTAGATACTACCCAAGTACAACCTATTAGTGTTACTACGAGAGATAATATTCCACCAATAATAGTAAGAATAATACCAAGATTTGCCATTTAATTTATTTAAACGTTTGGTCTAGCTGTGGGGAGCTAGGCGTTATTTGTTCTTCTGGTGTTGTAGGATTTATTCCAACTCCTCTAACTGCTAAGCCTTGTCTAGCTTTAGAGTTCTCAGAAAGTAAACGAATATAGTTATTTAAATCATTTAAATGCTTCTCAAATAAGGCTTCTGATCCTTTGATCATTGATGATCCTAATCCTGCCTCAGCCTCTTTGATTTCTTTCTCCTTTCGTACCATAGAATATTCACCTAGTTCTTTTAAATCAACTTGCTTAGTTTTAATTGGTGAAATCTCTTCACCTAATATTCTCATAGCTCCTGCTAATGGCCCCATTAGATAACCTTCAAGTTCTTGATCCTTCAAAGGATTAACAACATCTCTCAATGCTGGTATGAATTGCATTGTATAATATGAGAGGAAAGGATTAACATAAGTTGTAGTCTTACCAGTAACAAGATTAGTTCTATCTTCCCACGACATTAAATCCTTAGCAAATTGTGGAATAATCTTTCCTATACTTCCTTCCAAATTACCAAGTGTTGATGATTGTTCAATAGTCTTGCCTGTGAAGAAATCTCTATCTACAAGCTTACTCAAAGGCACTTTAATGAATGGTGTTAATGCACCTAGTATTGATCTTTCAGCAGTACGCTTATAATCTAACTGTCCTTGATCATCATACGTAAAAAAGTTTAGAACATCAAAGGGAGTTAAATTATTTAAAATGTTGAGTGTAGCTTTTCCATCTTCACCAAACCCACTAAGCAATCTTGGTTGTTCAAGTAAATAGTTATTACCTTTCTCATTGAAGATGTTAGCTTCAGCATCATTTAACTCTTCACCATTAATCAATAGCTTCTCAAAAGTTTTCATTGTCTTTTCCATTGAAAGAAAATTTCCTGGTCTTGACAATGTTTCCTTTAATACAAATGGAATAGCAAACCTTTGGAATGTGTAAAAAGGTACGACACGCCTTATAATGTTTTTCTCAATACTAGACAATCCTCTTTGATAATCAAATAATGCTTTATTGACAAGCTTGCTTGCTCCATCAGCAGTATATCCCATTCTCATACCGTTGAGAAATAACATCATTCTACCATAATCTTCTACCATTGCAGCGTGATTCCATACTTTACCTAATGCACCAACAACATTTTTATAACTGTTCTCTTCTCTAAGTATTTCTCTCTCTAACTTCTGTGAGAATGCCTCACCTGTTGCATCAAATCCTCTTATGATTCCTTTCTCTCTCGCAAGCTGTACTAACTCATTGCCTGTAAATTCTTCTCCAAGTGCTGTCTTGAGTTTAAAATCTTTAGCATAATCTAGTAATTGATTCTCTCCTAATATCTTAGAAGCAACAACACGATTAGCTAGTATTTGATCTAATCCTTGATTGCCTGTGAAATGCTTACTAATAAAATTAGTTAAGAAAAATGGTATATTGTTTAATGGTTTGCCTGCTCTACCCAATAGTATTGCAGCATCAGCAGCTACTCTAGGATCAAGTGCTTTAAATGCTTTTGCACCTGATACCATTGCAGCTTGTATGGTGTTGGAGAATAACTGCTTAGCTGCAAATGATGGACGAACAGTAGTAGCACTACGCTTGAACCAGGATTGCAGTTTATCAAATCCTCTTATCCAACCTTTCAAAGTATCATTAACTCCTGAAGGATAAACAGATTCTCCAATCATTTTCATATCATCAACAATACGCTTAGGTATGTTGGTTTCAGTTATAGCTGTAGGTAGAATACCAGTATGTGCAATCTTTGATCTTGGTTCATATGCTCCAAACAGTTCTGTAACTGAGTCTTTAAATTGTTTAATTGACAATGCTCTTTGACTTGATAACAATCTATGAGAATATAGGATAGCTGCATCAAGTTCAGGAACTAATCCCGCTGCTTCTGCTTCTTCCTTAGTCAAAAACTTTCTTTGTTTACTTGAAGCAAGATAAGGTTGTGGTACAGCAGAACCATACTTACCTCTAGTAATTGCTGTCATATCTTCTACGTTCTCAATAATCTCATAGCCTCTTGGAGAGTAATTCATAAGACTATTTTTTAGAAGACCAGCACGCATTTCAAGTAATGCAACTTCTTTATAATCTTGTTGCATCTGGCTAACTATAGCCATTTGCTTTTCATCTAATTTAAATCTCTCAAAGCCTGTCTGTGTAACCTTAGCAGCTTCCTTATCGGTAAGTGATGCTCCTTTAGATGCTTCAAGTAAACGAGTTTGATCATCTACCCAATGCATTGTTTCGCCAATTGTATCTCTTCCTTCTTTATCTACATCTTTAAATAATTTACGTGTATTGCGAATCATTTGGTCTGACAGATAACCAAGAGAATTTTCAAGTTCATCTCTGAAACCTACATATTCTTCTGGTAATCCATAGTTACGGTTGAATGTTTCGCCTATTAACCTTTGTCCTGATTTAGCTATACCTATAGCTTTAGCACCAATGGCTGATGACGACTCAATGTATGATCCTAAAGCTTTAATACGATTAGTTAATGGCTCAAGACCAATCAATCTAATCACATCTTTCTGCTTACCAAAAGGTAATCCAACTTTAAGATAAAGTCCTTTTGGTTCAAATATTTGTTTAGCTAATTCAGGACGTGTATTAGCAAGTTCAACTATTCTTTGATCAAGTCTCTGTCTGACTTCAGATGTAAATAGTTCATCAGGTAATCTTGATTCACCTATACGCTTTAGATCAGCAATAGTTTCTTTCTTAGCTATAGTAGCAGCAGTAACAGCGTTTGCTTTGTCTTGACTTAAATTATTTAAAAAGCCTTCTATCTCATCTTGCTTAGCTCTAACTGCATCAAAGTATCTTGTATCCTTTAACTCTTTCTCAATTTGTTTCTTAGCACCAATAGTAATACTAGGATTTTCATATTTAGCAATCCTACTTTCAAGCTTATCTAACTTCTCAACTAATTCGAGCGTACCACTACCACTAACCAACACCTTTCTTGATGCTGATTCTAATCCTTCTTGCAATACCTTCTTAGTTGTATTAGTAATAACCTTTGATCCTACCTGTATCCCACTCTTTATCAAACCAGTACCAAGATAGGTTGTGGGATCAAGTGCAATATCACCAATAAAACCTATAAGCGTAGTAGCTTTAGGATTCGCTATTGCCCAATCAGAATGTCTACGTCTAATAACATCTGAATAAGAAAGCTTAAGTCTCTTATCAGGATCAAGTGTAAACGTTTCTGTAATAGCATCTGCTACAGCATCCAATATAGACTTAGATTCATCAGCTAAACTATCTGCAAATCTTGCAGAACCATATGAAGGTCTAGATAAGACATCAAGCACAGGCGATAAGGTAGACAATACAGTTTGTGCGCCTGGAATTGAACCAATAGCAGAACCTATTTGCTCATCTATTCCTGGTGTTTTTGGTACTTGTGGTGAAAGCCTGTCATAGGGATTAACAGGCTTTACTTTATATAAATTGTCATAAGGATTATCTGCCATATTTTTAATTTACGTTTTTAACTTATTTAAAACTCCCACGCTGTCGCTGTTCTTCCAATCTCTTTAAGTTCTCTTCAGGCGTATTCTTTCTAAATAAACTTTGAAATACCTCTGATAAAGCTGTAGGAACTTGACTTAAAGTTGATCCTACCCCTGGGCCAAGTGTTGAAGAGTTTACTCCAAGATTGATGTTAGGTAATGGTACAGAAGAACCACCTATAGTCTTTCCACCTTTAGCTTTTGATTCAGTTGGTTTAATACCAAGTATTTCCATAGCTCTATTCTTCTCAGATTGTGGGAGATTACTGTTAAGTATTTGCTGCTTAATTTGTTCAGGTGTTTTAGTTTTTAAATCTTCTTTGATTTGATTTGTTAATTGATCACCTTGCTGTAACTGTTGATTAACTTGCTGTGTATCCATTTGAGATTTCTGAATAGTTTCATTCATTTGTAGAATCAATCGCTGTTGATGTGCTATATTTTCAGCAGCAGGCAAAGCTATAGCACTATATTTTTCATTGATAGGAAGTTTATTGACTTCATCAATAGAAATAATAGCACCACTAGGAGTTTTATAGTACTGTGTACTAAGTATATCTACTTGTCTTTTCTTTGCCCAATTAGCAACGTTATCATTATAAGCTTGATTCCTTGCAGCTTGTGCTTGTGCGTTAGCACTAATCATAGCTGCTCTGCCTCTCCTATCTGATTCTGTAATATCAGCTTCTACTTTTCGTTTAGTTAATCCAATCTGTTCTTTATTCTGCTCAAATGCAGCTTTATTAACTTTAACTATTAACTCTTGTTCTTGTGTTGTTATGGGAGTAAGATCAATACCAGCCTTCTTATTAGCTATTCTTTCCAATATAGCAGGATCAGCATTAGGTACAAGTAACTTAGCATTGCTATCCCATACTGTAGCATCTTTCCATTTAGCAGGAAGTAGATCAATTATAGCAGCATTCAATCTACGTCTATTTCTAGCTTCCTCATTCGCAGCTTCAAATGCTTCATTCTGTTCAAGCAAAGATTTGTTAGCAGAAAGTTGAATATCTTTTTCAATCTCTTTCTTCTGTTTAAATAAATTAACTTCTCGTATATCTTCAACAGCTTTCTGTTTAAATAATCTACCTTCTTTTCTAACTTCAGCTTGTTCTCTTGACATACCCTCAGCTTGTTGGAATCCAGCTTGCAAGGTAGCTTGATTAACAAGATTTTGTCTATTCTGTATTACCTGTGTTACTGCATTCCTTTGATCGGCTTTGGCTTTTAACTGTGCTTGCAAAACTGCACCAGGATCATTTGAAGCAGCAACAGAAGATGCTTGAGCAATAGCAGTTAAAACACGCTCAAGTGTACCCATAGGCGCTGCTCCTTGTAATGGTTGATTATTAATACCCGCAATAACTTCTTGCAGTCTTTGATATGGATCAACTTCTTGTGGTTGATTAACTAAACTAGGATTTAAAAAACTTAAATCAGGAAAGATTGCCATATTAGCCTCCATATCCTATAGTTGGTAGTGATGAAGTTGCACCACCAGCACCACTAAATAAACTACTAAATCCACCACTAGCTAAACCAGTAGCGAAAGATGCTCCTGTTGTGATACCTTTCATTATATTGCTAAATAATGCTTGACGTTCTTGCATTCTCTTCATCTCATCAAACTGACGCATTTGTTCTTGCAATGTTTTATAGAACTGATCATTTTGATTAGTTACTTGCTGTTGTTGTACTCCAACTTGTGCGCCTGATACATCTCTATTCAATGATTGATTAAGTAAATTAAGAACAAAATCTTTCATTCCTTGATCTTGTGCTTGCTGTCCTTGTGTTAAAAACTCTTGTACTCCTAACTGTCTTTGTGCTTGCTGCCCTTGTGCTTGACTCCTGACTAATCCTTGCTGTTGTTTTGCTTGTCCTAATATATCACCAGCAATAGAGCTTGATCCTATTCCTTGTCCTGTAAGCTGCGCTATTACTGTTCCAATCTCTCTATCAAATTGCTCTTGCAATGCTTGATCTTCAGCAGCTTTCATTTGTTGCAATAAACCTAATGTCTGTGGATCAATTTGTGCTAGTGCAAGAGGATTATTAAATAAATTAACTAGGTTAGGTAACAAGGTATTGATAGCCGACTGCTCTCCTTTTGAAGAAGGAAGTACAGCAGGACGATTAGTTGAACTTTCAGATACTTGTCCTAATCTTGGATCAGTACCACTAAGATTCCTAGTAAGATTATGGATAAACCCTTCAGGATCAGAAAATGATACTTGTCCTGGCGTCCTACCAGTAACCATACTCTCATTAATTCCAGCAGGAAGTGGTATTGCTCCATAAAACCTATTAACTAAATCTTGGAATTGTGGAGTATTATATACTTGCTGTTGCTGCGCCCCCTTCAAGCCCATTGATTTAGCTAATTTTTCTATTTCTAATTGAAAAGGATTTAATGGCATAAAATCTCCTAAAATCTTGTTAATTCAATTTTTGCTACATTATGAAAAACATTAGTACCGGCTGTTGCAGATTCACACTCTAACAACAAAGTATTAGAATTAGTATCCATATTAGCTACAACCAAGGTATTAGCATTTCCCAAATTATACTGAACTCCGGAACTAGCTAAAGCTAAAGTACTATCAATAGCAAAAAACCCAGTAGCAGATAAAACTAAAGAGCTTACGTGTGTAGCATCAACCCTAATCATTAAGAGTTCTATCTGCCAACCACCACCATCAAAATCAAATAATCCACTATTAAATAAAACAGTCCCACCAAAAGAAAGTTGTAAACGTTTATTATCATCATTGCTAGCTACTACACCAGCTAACCAAGCGTGAAATAAATCACCATTGGATTTTAAGGATTTAGCTGGAAATACAAATGTTCTTAAAGTATCTAATCCTGTTCCATTGTTATTAGTTAATGCACTACTCGATAATATGTTCTTTGGAACACTCTTAATATAAAGATCATTAGGTAGTGGATTGTCCCAACTATTACCTAAGTTACCAAACATTGGCGTTAAGTTTGGTAAGTCTTTATATTTTACAAATGCTTCAGGATTAAACATTACATCCCACCTGATACAACAACATCTTCTGATGTAACTACTTCTATTTTAATATCTGAAATAGTAGCATCAGCAGCAGCACTATGACCTATATTTAAAGCTGTAGCCTGAATAAAATCTCTTACTTTAACTTGCGTCAAATCTTGAGATAAAGGTAATGCCACACTAAAAACAGTTGGCCCTTGTGATGTTGTCATATTAATTCTTAATACAGCAATTGACCACGCTCCACCACCATTAAGACTATACTCTAATCTAAATTGATTTGTTGCTGAAAAACCAGATATAGAACCTTGACTCGTATGAGTAATCTTTAAAGTAACGGAAACCTTAGTTCCTGATGGTGCTGCTGCAAATCCTTGCCATATACAGCTTTTCTCTTGTGATACTCCAAGATCATCACCAGCAGCAGAAACACTCGTATTAGCGTGTCCTGTATTAGAAGGAATAGTTACAGCTAATCCTCCCTGTACAGGATCAGGCGTTGTGTTAGATGTTGGTTGTCTAGTTACTAATGACATTTTAAATACGGAATTAAATAAATTAAAATCTCTTCAAGTAATTAAGGAATGAAATTTTAATTTATTTAATTCCTTAAATTAATTCCTTAAGTTGATAGTCTTTGATAACCTACAAATCCAATCCAGACTGCTTTCTCAGTCTGACTACCACCTATTGCAGATTTATAGAACGTTATAGTATCACCAGCAGTTAAAGTAACATCACCAATATCATTATAGTATACAACGTGCTGTGTATTATTTGTGTTATCCAAAGTGATTCCGCCTATATCAACCAAACCACCACCAGCAGCATTACGCTTTCTAATTTGATATGTTAAAGTCTGTCCAGCAGTCCTACTACCACTAGTCCATTTAATCCACAACTTAGTTATCTTCATCTCAACTACGTTATCAGGAGCAATCCATCCTTGCCTATCTTCAATACTAAGAGTGGTAACCGTAGGATCAGCCTCAAAACCAACAGTAACAGAAAAATAACTACGATGTGTTGCAAGTTGTGCAAATGCTGCTGAATCTAAGCCATCTAGTAGATCAGCATTTAAGTTAGTTACTTTCGTGGTAGATGCTACTACCAATGGTGCTGTACCTGTTACAAGTAGTGATTCAAACTGTGCAAGATTATTTATCTTTGCTTTATCTACACCATTCAATCTCCAAATCTGTACAGGGCCAGCAGCATTTAATTGATCTAAAGTTAATGCTGCAAGCGTAGCACTAGATAAACGCATAATGGCATCTACGTTAGTAGATGTGCCATTAAGTAAATTAACTAGCTGATCATACTCTTCACCTAAATCATCAGCATCTATTACCAAACCATTGGCAATTTGTGCTGCGTGTAATCTTGCTAACGACATTATATTGTCCTCGCTTTTTTCCTAGTAAGCTTTGTATAATCAATCTGTAAGAATTTAAATATAAATCCTTCATTCTGTTGAGCAGATAAAAATTCAAATGAAACTGTTCTAGCTTTTCTACCATTAGGATTCTTTTTAAATCTTTCCCAAATCACTTCTTCTCTAAAAAAATCTGATGCTGATCCATATGTATCTGTTCCATAAATTGCAGTACCATATAAAGGTGGAGCTATACCACTAAATACAAAATTAAAGTTATATTGACCATCTACGTTTACATTATTATTATAAAAATAACTGATAACAAAAGTTAATAGTTCTGATATAAGATTTAAAGAACAACCAAATCTTTGCCATAATTCACGAATCATTGGAGTATCCCCAATATATGCTTTCGTTTTAATTAATTTAATATAGCTACTACTATCATCAGCAAAAGTTTTTGTAGGATCAGATGGAGTATATTTATATATCTTAGTATTTACACTAGCAACAGGATATGCACCGATTAAATAAGTTTTATAATTACCATCTAATTTTTCAGCAAAAGCTGTACCACAAATCAAACCATTAAACCTTACCCATCTTATTAATCCTTCTTTAATCCTCTGATAATCCATAACATAGATTTCATTTATTCCTCTTGGTGAAACAGTAGAAGGAATGGAAAGCCAATATTGATTTACATCGTCTAAAACTATTGCAGGTATTTCTTCTAGTAATGCAGATGTCTTTTTTAAAATATTTAATTCTGCTATATTCTGTGAAAGAATAGCAGATTTCAATTCTCCAAACTCAGATTGAGATAAACTTACAACCCCACAATCAGCTAAGAAAACAACATCATCTAATACAGGTTGAATTGAGTAAGCAGAGACACAACCTAAGTTTTTAGTAAATACATCTACTCTTAGATTTCCTGGTATAGTAGCAGGAGCAGCAATAGGAGATATAACATTAATCTTTCTACGCTTAAATACAAAGAGCGATCCTCTAAAAACTTCTAAGCCTGTGATAAAATCTCCATCATTAGCATCAACGTTTATTGTGATTGTTCCTGCATCACCTGTTGTTGACCAATCTTCTGGAAGATTTATTGCACTAGCTCTTAACTGATTTTGACTACCACCTGTGGAAGTTGCTAACCATACTCTCTCATTCCACACTCTAATGTATTTAGCTTTTGGTGGTGATCCAGCTAAAGCAGCAGCAGTACCAGCATTATTAACCTTTACTGGATTATCTCCTGATGTTGCTTTATTAACTCCTATTGCAAGATCACCAAACATTGCCCACTGCCACATTGTATTACTAGGTAATGTTAAAGCACCTGTAATATCTGTGATAGATGAACCATCTTCATTACATTTAAATAATTTAGTTCCAGCGGTAAATAGAATTAGCACAGTACCATTTGAATACTGCGCTCTAAAAATAGAAGTTATTCTAGATGTTGTTGATGGTTGAATAAAAGATAGTGCACCTGTTCTTGTGGTAAGATTACCCTCAATATCTATTTCAACGTTTACTAAATCTTGTGCTGCTGTTGGTGGTAACTCTTCAGCAGGCAAAGATGTTATCATTCCATCTTGCCAAGATGTTTGTACTCTAGAGTTATTTCTATTGATTACTTCTTGTGGCATTTAATTTATTGAAATTCCATTAATACAAGAAAATTACAAGTACCTTATTATTCCTGGTAAGTTCAATAGCTCGCATATAGCTCCTATAGAGGAAATAAGAAAGACAAAGTGATTGGGATCAAGTCTTGCTAGTTTCCTATCTTTTGTATTTGAAATATCCCTAGCTTGCAATCTTGGTGTACTAGCAGATTTAGCATTATCTTTGTCCATCAATCTGTTAATACCATTATAGAACTGCTGTAAATAACTTGCAGCTTGTATATCATTTCCATCTTGTTCATAAATCTTTGATCTTACAAAGTTCTTAATAGCACTAAACATCTGCCTCTGAACTGGTACATTTACATTTACGGATGTCAAACTAAGAGGATCAACTATAGCAAGATATTCAATAACATACGCTGCATCAGGAATAGAATTAAACTGAATCTTTAGTTGTGTATCATTAGATTGGAATACGGAAGATTCCCAAAACCAAGAAGTTGGTTTCTGTGTTTGTTCTAAATCTTCAGCTATACTATAAAGCATTGAAGCATCAAGATAATCAATAGGTTCATTGGTATCTTTAAACCTCATTGCTATGATTTCTCGTACACCTGCATCGATAGTATAAACTGAATTTATAGTATCTGTTGTGAAAGTCTTAGTACGCCTAAGCTCTCTCCAATCGTGAGCTAGAAGAAGTTCATCTATTCCTTCTTCTGTCCATTCCATAACGACAGCAAGATAGTCAGCATCAAGAGATGATTCATCTTGATCACGTATCATCATTAATGCAAAATCTGATATAGTCATATCGTTTAATTATTTTAAAATACGTTGTTTGATCCAAGCCATTCTGTTGCAAGTTCATCTTCAGTAACAATCAAATCTTCTTTGACCGGATGCTGTTCTCTCTTATGCTCTTGAAGTGCAAGAAGAACATCAGACTTTTTAAAATCTGGTACTGCATCCCATTTACCGTGCTTAGCTTCAGCAACATCAAATGCACAAATATCGCAAACAGATGGAGTAAGTTCAATTCGTTTACGCTTAGTGGTAAACTTATCTATAATCCAAGAACGAATGATAAACCTCTTCTTCGCAGGTTTACTAATAGGTGGAACTATTTCAGTAGGAATAGCAGGAATACTCTGTTGAAAACTTGGAGTGGTATTTACCACCTTAGTTAGTAGATCATCATCAATATTCAAATCCAAATTCATATTAACCTCAACAACATTAAATTAGGGTCTATGTCACCCAATCTAAAGATAAAATGCTTTTGCTCTTCAAGGCAACTTATCTGCCAAACCAAATAACACAGACCCTAATCTTAATTAAATTAAATCCTTAACCTCTTGTTGGAGCAGGAGGAGGACAACAATGAGCAACACCACAAGCAATATGATCAAGCTTGCTTTGCATTGCCATAAACATTGTTTGCATATTACTTTGCATAGCCAAAATAGCAATTTGATTGTCTTTACCAATAAGAGCATTCTCTTTGCTATTCTGACTAACACTATTATTAAGTAGCTGGAAACCCATAGTCATATTAGAACTAAGAATTGCCAGATTATTTGATTGGACTAGAGCAGCATCAGCCGGTTTAAAACCACAATCATAACCGTAACCATTTCCAATACCAGCACCAGTTACGACAGGTAGAGCAGGATTAGTAAACATAGAATCTCCTTGAGAAGACTCATTATCACCAGCTTCGTGATGATGATAATGAGTGGCGTGTTTCAGGTCGTCCGGCATTGCCGTACTTCCTTGTTTATCTTCTTCGTGGTACATTAAATCCTCTTGAATCTCAGATATTAATTTAATTAATTCATCTAATTTACTTAATATCTGGTTTACTTTTGGATGGTTTGTTAACTGGTTCAGGAGCAACCACGTCAGGTATCACCTTTGTTATAGGTTTGACAGGCGGAACAGTCTTTTTAATTGTACGCCTGACCACGAAAGTATCATCATAATTTGGCTTATGTTCCAATACTTCCCTACCATCATCCAAAGTTACCTTTTCAAAGTATCCATCAGGTAAAGACATATTAACTCCTTATGGTCTGATTGTTCCAATGCCTCTATTGGCAGCACCACCAAGAGAAGTAGCATCAGCAATCTTTCTAATTGAAACACCACCTAGACTAGCAGCATAATGCGCAATGTCAAGTGTGGCAGCAATCAATGATGGCCCTGCTCCTGGCTCAAGTAACGCATCATCAGCAACAGCATCAAGAACGTTCAGATTATAGTGTTTGCCATTAATCTGAATCCAACCAAAACTATTAGCTGGAATTGCAGCCAAAGGGACACCCTCAATAACTCCTTCTGCTGTCATATTAATAACTTGATAGGGCACTATTGTATCAGTAGCACCAGTTTCAATAGCAACTGCAACACCTTCAGCTACACCACCAGTACCACCTTTAACATACCTATACTCACCCGCAGGATCAAATCTACGAAATTGAGTAGTACCGTCAATAACTTCTTTAAAGCTAAATTGACCTTCTCCACCACGAACATCACGCGCTTGCATACCAAGCTCGTGCTGTTGTACCGAATCTACTCTAAAAATATCAACCCCAAGTAGTTTAGCGGACATATTGAATCTCCTTTAATTAAATTAAGATTCTATGGTAGTATCAAAAATCGAATAACCGCACCTGTGCCATTAGGATTTATAGTATTGTCGTAAGCAAATCCCTTTGAGGCGGGTGTTGTACTTAACGCACTACCATTATGTGTGGGAGTTCCAATACTACCATTCGTTACAACCCAAATCCAGTAAACATTCCAAGTTTGAAAATGTAACGAAAGACCGTCATCTACCAAAATATCTTCGATAGTTTTGGAGTTAGCATCAGGAAAAAAATATTCAACATATCTAGGTACTGACATAAAATCCTCTAATATTAAACTTCAGTCATTATGTGAATTACCACATCTGGCCCTGTTGCTTCTCTAACAATTGAGACATTATCACCTGCAACATTAGCAGCAGCAAATTCAAATAAATTTACTTGCAAAGGTATTATAGGTAATCCATTAACAGTTGAAACGTTAGTTGTGTCTCCTATCTTAAGACCAATAGGAGAGACAATCCAACAACGAATAACCGCACTAGCGCCAGCCAAACCATTAAGATTACCTAAACTTCTCTTAGGTACTCCTGCTGCAAACGTTACTGTGTTAGCAATAATTGCCATAATAACACCTCTTATGCGTTGACAGTGATACCAGTAATCGCTCCCTGACGCGCACGGTTATTGATTGTCAAGTTACCATACAGAATAACCTGGCTAACCTTAGCATCCTGGTTCTCTGGCCTCATCATATCAGTAACCACAAAGTTCTTGCCACGTCCGACAACAAATTTCATAAAGTCAGCATTCAAGAATTTGACTTGATGGTTTGTTCCACCAGCAACAAGAGTAGCACCGGGCATATCTTCGTCAAATACAACAGGTGTTTCTTTGAAAAGGAGATTCATAAAGCCAGCATCAGCCATCTTCTGATCTATCATTACACGATAGTTGGAAGATGTCTGTTGCATTGAACGCTCATACAATTCATAGATAAGCTGATCGGTAATGATTACTGTAGGTCTAACCTTACCACGCATACAACTATTGTAGATGCGTATCCACTCACCAAGAAGGGCAAGTGTACCAGCAGAAGGAGCAGCAAGAGAGATGGCGGTAACCGAATCAAGCCATTGATTCCTCCAATAAGGGAAAGCATTGGAATCAATACCACCATAAGTTGACCAAACAGCACCATCTTCAACAGCAAGATCAAGACCAGTAATGTCTTTTCCACCATTACCAGTACCGTCAGCTTGCAATTGACGATTGATTTCAAGCATCATTGAAAGTTCAAGCTGTGTAATCTTAGACTGAAGCAAAGAAATAACCTTATCCTTTGATCCACCATTCTTAAACTCTTCCTCTCCTGAAATAGAGACTGATCCTGCAACCTGTTTCCATTGAAATTCAGCAGCAGTAATACCAGTCTGAGGAGCGGTATCAATGATGTCATAACCAGCGTAAGATTTTACAGTTGTATTACGACCAACAAGCAATGGCTCAACAATCGAAGTTCCACCTTCGTCTTCTCTGACAAAGCCTCTTTCCTTCAACTGATACCAAAGTACTTGGTGAGCAGTAATGTTATCCGCAAGATTTGCTCGATAGTTCTTTAGCGTTGTAGCTACAAGAGTATCGAAATTGGGATTGGACATAAAAAGTTCTCCTCTATTCAACCAGTTTAAATTATTTAAACTCCACCAAAAACAGATTCAAAAGCATCTTGGACTGCATTAGAAACCTTGTAGTCCTTTGTGCCTTTCTTCGGATTGGTAGTAGTCATAATTGTCCGCTGTGCGCCGGGAGTCTCTGTTGAGAGAGCGTTAGCTTTCTGAACAAGCTCCTGTGCCGTCTGTGGCTGTCCACTTGGAGTAGACCCATTAGACAGTTGAATAGTGCTATCCGTGTTAGCGGCAACTGGTTTTGTTAATCCAGCTTGCTTAAGCTGCAAGTGTATATTAACAAAATCCATATTCGGATCACTTTTCAATACACCATTTTTGATGAGAGTATCTATGGTGGGAAGTGTGCCTTCTAAGAAATCTTTACCAAATCTAGTAGCAGCATCATTAAAGCTAGCTCTCAAGCCTAGCTCAGCCTGCTTACCTAGCAATGGTTTGAGTTCTGTAGTAAGTAGAGTTTTAAATTCATTACGAATTATATCTCTGATATTGTTTGGATCAGAGATATCTACACCTGTATAATCAAATTCTTCTGGTGTAGTAGTTTGCTGTTGCTGAGTCTGTTGACTGTTTAAATTATTTAAACCAGCAACTTTCTGTCCTTCAAGAAAAGAAGCAATAGTAGCAATACCTTGTTCAAGTCTAAGAAATCTTTCCTCATTAGGATCAGTAGTCTTAGCTACTTCTTTAGGTGTTTCTGGTACTTGTGGCTTAACTTCTGGTTTCTTGCCAATCTCTAATTCGCCAGAATCATTGTTAAATATAAAGGCAAGGCTATTAGGGTCTTGATTGAGAAAACCAGCAGGCACACCAGGATTAGCAAAAGGATTAGGTGTATGAGCTAATACAGTTTGAGTACCACTAGGAGAATTATTTGGATCAGGTATATTATTGTTTCCGTTTACGAGCATACTTATTTCTTTCCTTTAACGTATTACCGTCAGGAGAAATTTCTACGCTCGCTAACTGTTGGTTCAGGAAATCATTTGTAGCTTTTACTTGTTTCCTTTTATTATCTTGTTTGGTATTATACACGTTCTTTCTAACTGTGTCAAGTTCTTTTTTATCAACACTTACAAGATTTCTATCTTTTAATGTTTGTTCATACTTGCTCTTAGATGTGAAATAACCAAGCCTTGTATCTGTTCCAGCCCACATATTATCAGGCTGCATATTAGTTAGTGGAGCAACTAATTCTTGAAATCCACCACATTTACAAACTTGATTTCTAAATCTAGCATTACCACAGTATATCAATTCATAACCAGGATGTATTCCATACTTAATGCGACGAAGTTCAGAACGTTCTTTTTTTGTTAAGTCTTTGTATTCTAAAAATTCAGTTATCTTAGGAAATAACCGTTCGGTTATGTATTCGCACTCTAAACATTTTAAATCGTATAATGGCATATATTTAAATTATTTAAAAACTACTATTTCTTTTTCTTCTTTGCGTAATACTTCTTAATCTTATCTGCTTTTTTATTTATTGTTTTATATACTTTCTTTTTCATTGTTGCACTCCTAATGGATTTCCATTCTGTGTTATACCTTGTAACATTGCGTTTAGTCCTGGTTGTTGTGGTGCAAGTGTTGGAACTATGCCATTTGTAGATTGCTTGTTAGGATCAGGAGGAGCAGGATTTTCCAATATTGGTGGTGTTGGAGTTTGCGCAGGCAGAAAGAATCTACCTGCGTCTTTAATTCCAAATTTCTCCATAAGCCAACCAAATAAAGCGTTATAATCTATTTGAAGCATTCCAGGTTGAACAGATGTTGTTATCTGCCAAACCTGTAGTGCTAACTGTCTGTCAACAAGAGGATCAACTTTAGGAGCAGAGATAGTATCCATAAAAATATCTATCTCTTCTCTTATCATCTCAGGTGTAAGTGTTTCCCAGTATTCACCTTTTGAACCAATCATTCTTACAACCCTATCTTTATTATAAGTACCTTTGATATGTTGTAATATATGCTTAGCATTGTTCAATACAAATTTATCTATTGTATTAATTCTATCTTCAAGCTTCAACCTAAATATTGATGTCCTTGTATTTACTTCTACTCCTGTTGTCCTTGCTGGTAAAGCTTGGCCTCTTACAACTGCATCTAAGCCTGTTGAACCTTGAATATCAGACCTTATCATTGCTTCAACAATCTGTGTATCTTCTGGCATAGGTGCATCTGGTATAGGGGCAATTGAACCTATCTGCTTTACTCTAACCATTGCACCATCTTCGCCATTAGCAAACTTTATAAGTTCTCCTTCATCTACACCAGGGCCAATCTCATATTTCCTAGCAGAAAATCTACGTCTATGTTCAAATGCATAAGTACGATTTCTATTAAGTTCAAACTGTTGATCCTCAATTTGATAGGGAATACCTACTCCATACAATTCATCAGGTAGAGCAATGTAGTCAAATTTAACAAATGGGAACTTGTCTAACCAGGGATAAGGCCAATCTTTTACAAGTAGTGGTTCTGGTACACCATCAGCATAAGTTCTAACCTTTGCATATTTCCAATCCCAAACCTCATATAATAGAACAAGTCTTGATTCTGGCAATGCAGGATCATCTGTCTCTTTGCTTAAATTATTTAAAGTCGGATCATCAGCATTAACACCAAGAGCAGAGCCTTTATACAAAAGAGGATAATAACCTGATTTGATTTTGTTTCTTACCTTAGCGTCATATCTCTCATTAGCAATTATATCCCTCTCAGTTTTGAGAAAAATCTCTGCACACCATTTCGCAGTTTCCAAGTTTGCTTCACTTGCCGTTGGATCAATAAGAAAAAAGAAAGGACTAACCCTCTTAGTAAATGGACTATCTTTTTTAATATAATTTTCATATACTAATGTCTTACCGTCAACCTTCTTAATGGATTCATCTAACTCAAAATTGTATCCATCTTTTAATATTCCGTGTCCACAGATAGCACCATCATAGCAAGATTTCTTAACCTGTTCGATTGCTTCTATTTGCTCATAAGTATAATTAAGCATCTCTGTCTGAAGCATTACAGAGTTAGTTTTACTTTGCTTTCTAGCCTTACCTTGAAAATAAGGATTGCTATTCATTAAGAATGGTACAATATCAAGGATAGAAGATTGAGTTATATTAACAGTAATTCTATCTCTTAACTGATCACTCGAAGGTTCCTCTTCCTGTCTATCTCTCCAATGCTTACCACGGAACATATCATAAGCTCTATTCCAGTTCTTATCGCCATTCCAATAGTTCTGTCTCCACCTGAGAGTTTGATGAAGTCTAGACATCCAGATGTCATTATCAACTTCCTTAGAACTACCTTCCATTCTCTCTAGAGCAGGAATGCTTTGTGGTGTATATACACTTGTAAGACTTTTAGCCATTTTAATTTAATTAAAAATAAAAGGTTCAATAACAGGTTGGCCTTGTTCAATCCAACTATTCTTCTTTAAAGCTTCAAAAATAGGACTCGGCCTTGTTATTATATCAACAAAAATCGGACGATAGTTTGCTAGCGTAGTTGCAACTAAAGATTCAAATGTTACACTTGAAACAGGTACTTCTACAACAAGCATTAGTGGAGCAAGTGCGATAATTGCTCCACTAGCAAGGAATCCTTTTAGAAAATGTCTTCTATTCACTAACATACTCCTCATCATCCCAATACCACTTAGGATTATAGATTAATTGCTTACCATCTTTGCTAAGAACATAACCTTTAGCTGTAAATGATTTCAATCTCATATAGTATTGAATTTTAGTAATACGCATTGTGGTAAATCTATCTATAGGTATTTCTATAATCTCGTTTACTAATCCTATACGAGTTTTAACCTCTGCTACTCTTTCAGATAATGGAGTAGCTAGAGGTAATTTAATAGCTGCAACAGTTCCAACTACAGCAGCACTAAATGATTTTAAGAAATTACGTCTGTTCATTTAATTTATTTAAGCGCCCCTACGCATTGTTGGTCGTTTCCCTACTTTAATACCTAATTGCTGTATGTGCCAATCAACAGAACCTTTGGGTGCTTTATTCGGTATTACTGGTCTAGCTATATGAACTTGTGTTGCTATCTGTCTTGCTATCATTGCAGCTATAATTAAATCATCGTGCTTTCCTGGTGATGCTCCAATCTTACCATTCTTAAGTCTAACAAATGTTTTCATCTGTGTCAAGAGTTTTATTGATTTAATATAGATTCTTTTGTTCTGTATATCATCATCAAAATCTCTAATCATTATAGGTCTTGTTTGATCATTGGTTTTCCAACCATATGGCATATCTCCTGCTGCTGCTTCATATGGATTTATTCGATAGTAGAGATTTGGATAATTATAAAAATCCATAAGCTTTTCATTAGCTGCAAATCCACCAGGATCATTTATCTCAACAGCAACCAAAGCTTTATTATAAATCAAGCCTAAGTAATTTAACACGCCTGCAAATTCAGAAGGTTTGATGATGTCTTCAAAACAGGCAACTTCTTCAAAATTTGGTAGCTTAAGAACATATGCGGTACTATAGTCGCCTCCTTTAATTCCTTGTGCTCCATCTGCTCCAATAACATAATGTGAATCTGGATCAGCATAGGCAAAAATTTCCAATGCTCCATACTTACTTGGATAGAATTTATGTGTCTTATCTTTGATTGTGTCATCGTGATTATAGTTATAAGTTTTAGACTTGAGTTTTAATTTTTTTAAAATCTCTTCCATCTCAAGAATATTCTTTATGGGAAAGATTGATTCATTTGAACCTTCAAAAGCATCTTGAACGGTTATGGGATATTCTTGTTTAAACTTATCCTTTGATCCACGGCACTTAACGTCTATTGTTTTTCTACGCCAAGCTAATCTTGCCATTACCTCACTTTCAATCTCATACTCTGTGGTAAGATTAGGATACCAGAATTTGATTTCAGGAATAAGTTTTTTTCTTTCTTCTAATTCATCACCATATCTTGAATCCTTATCTTCGGACAACTCAAAGTATTTATCTATCGTTATGGGAATACGATAACTTTCCATTGCTACCATACCAATGAATATCTTTCTAAATCCATTAGTATCATCATACCAAAAATCTTTAGCTGCATTGTCTCCTCTTGCCGTAGACTCTGCAACTATGAATGATTTAATACCTGGTTCATCTGGTACAGCATTGAATAAAGCAACTAATCTTTCATCAATATCTAATCCTAATTCTGGATATTGGCCAAACTCTGTGAGAAGTGCGTATTGGAATGTTCGTGATCTTGCTAATGTCTTTGTATCGATTGTGGCAGAATCAATTATGGAGTCTAATCCTATATCTCCTGTCTTCTCTGCTTCTTCTACTGAGTTAGCAAAGTAGATTTCTTTTCTATTCATTGTTCTGGTCTTTGGCCTTAACCATCTCTCAGAACGTAAGTGAATAGTTTGAATTGTATTGATCATTGCTTTAGCTGAATCTTCATCGTGAGCAACAATCAATGCAGCTTTGTTTCTAAACATTGTGGTAAGCCAGTAGAAGAGAGTTATGAAGAAAGTAGATGCTCCACCTTTCCTCATCTTAACTAGATACCATTTAATTTGACCATCAATGTTTTTCCAATCTTCTTTGAATAACTCCCATAGTGTTCTCTGAAGATTGTTAAAAAGAAGTCTAACTAGAATACCACCAACGTTTTTAATCCATACGTTATAAGCACAATACTCCAAGAAATCTTCTTGGAGTTGAATGAATTTTTGGAGTATTGTGGTGTTATTCATAACGTGTTTAAATTATTTACGGAATTAATTTAATTAAAATTTCTTACAGTTCATCTCTTGCTATTTTAATTAAATTAATTCCTTAAACGTTTGCTGTTGGTTCTTTGTACAATATTGATCTAACTGCACAATCTTTAGCTTCAAGAAGTTTTCTCATAGCAACAGTTGATTCAGCATTCTCAGGTAGGGTTGAAACCATCCAATGAGCTACTTGATAATATGCTTTAGATATATCCTGCAAGTTCATTGGCAAATGTTGATATTCAAAAAATTGAAGTAATCTTTTCATATTTAATTTATTTAAAACCTCAATCCAAGTCCAGCAGAATAAGTTTGATTCGCAGGAGAGAAGAAACCTTCTGAACGCTGCCAACCAACTTCTATGGGACGAATGTAGATATGACCAAAGTTAAGATCAGCACCAGCACTATAAATCCTGGTGAAGACTCGATCAGCGTTATAAGTGGTATTAAGACCAAATACAACCTGACCAAATGGTTCAACAAATCCAAGACGATAACTCAACTTAGGGCCAAAGGCATAAGTGTCTGTGGGAAAATCAAAGTTATCTCTCTTGTAGTAAAAGACTCCACCAAGACGAAAACCTTTATTCTCCTTCTGTGAGAAAACCTTAGCATCAAGATTAACTGAGATACCTTGAAGATATTCAACAGCTTCTATGGGATTAAGTACATATTCTGAATTAACAAAGTTGACACCAACTTTAACTGTATCCTGTGCTTTAGCACTAAAAGCACAAAATGAGAAGATTACAAAAAGTGTAATCAAAGTAACGATAGCATATGTTTTGTTTTTCATTGTTTCCTTTTTAGGTCGTCCAGCTTCGCTGTACTTCCTTATGTTTAAATTATTTAAATTATTCCAAGTTTTCAATCACATTCACATTCTTCATTATGTAGCTTGATTTGAATAATTACTTGCTGTAGTTTATTAACAAGTCTATTATAAGCTTTTTTATCTTTAGCTACAAACATTATTGTATTTTCTGAATTAGCCCAATCTTCTGGTGGGATAAAAATAAACCAATCATCACTATCTCTAACTAATGAGACTATTTCTCCTTGTGGAAAAGGTAATGTTTTAGTTAATATACTCATTAAGTTAGTATCCTCTTCAATCCCGGTTAACTAACCTTCTTGTATTCAGTATCGAATATGGGATTATTAACTGTCTTCTCTGCTTGTTTAACTAAGTTCTCTAAACTGAGATTGATGTTAACATCTGTTCCTGTATTCTTAAGATTATCTGTAAGTTGAGCATACATCTTTATAGCTTGTAGTTTTTCTTTATTGTCTCCATTCTTGATTATGTTTTCTAACTCTTTAGGAACTGATGTATGAAACATTAATTGAAATTTAGCAGTTGTAAACTTCTTTATGGAAGAAAGGAATCCAGGATCAGATAAAAGAGTTATTGATTGTTCGTATGTGATATTAAATAAATTAACTAAGTCTTCTGGTACTGTGCATAGTCCTGAACTTATTGCAAGACATATGTCTTTCTTTAACTCTTCATTCTTCATTAGTGGAATAAGAGTTTGCTCTTGTTGAACTAATCTTAAATGTTTGTTTCTATCTTCCATAAACTAACTCCATTGTTCTGCCATTGCATTAGCTATTCCTTGATAAGTTCTACTTCTCTCTTTTCTTAAATCTTTTACACCATCAAGAAACATATTATGAATATTATTATTTCTTTCTCTAAGAACATAATTAGTCATTTCAAGTTTTGGTAGATTTTTTAACCATAGACAAGTTGCTTTAGTTTCTCCGTGACCAAATTGATAAGGTTGAATTATTTGATCTGGTTTCTTAAAAACTGTTGACATAACTCCAATAGGATTTTCTAAACAAATCTTGGGAATACCTGAACACCATAAATTAAGGAAGAACTCAATAGCCATTTCTTGTAAGTATTTTCTTGTGGGATATACTTTAAACCATCTATTTCCACTTACCGATAAAAATGTACAAGGTGGATGTCCTATCATTAAATCCCATCCCTCTTTTAAATAATTTAAAACATTATCTTTTATGTGATTACCTTCAATCTCTGTATCAATAATATCACAACTCCAAGCATCGTGGCCTTTAGCCTTAAACGCTTCTCTCACTATTCCACTAAATTCACAAGCAACTAAAACTTTCATATTTAATTTATTTAAAAGAATCCGGGATTAATACTTCAACTTATCAATCCCGGATTGTTAATTTAGCGTAGGTTCTCCAAACATTGTGGAGTATAACAGATAATATTAATTTTGTCAAGCTTTATTTTTATTATAATTTATTTTTGTTTTGTATGTAACTTAGATGTAATTAAATAAATTAAGGTTGCTTTGCTTAATAAATATTTTTACTCTGTGTGTTATATGTAGCTATAAAAAATATTCTCTGTGTGTTATATATGACTATATTTTTATCTTGTGTGTGATATGTAGTTATCAATCTATGGGGTAATGTTAATGGTAAAGAGGGGTAGTGTATCATTGGTAATACTAATCTTATTGACAACACAATAATATTATGGTATGATA